GCAAACCTTACTCGCATTGGTGGCGCATCAAACGGCGACCTTTGGTTCTACAGTTCAGCAGATGCTATTGCTACTGTGAACACTGAAGGATACTTCAATGATGCGGCAAACATGCTGGGTGTCCGTGATGTCATTATTGTGACAGACACTGCTACCCCAACAACCAGTCTTGTGAATGTTCTTTCAAACACTGGCTCAGTGGTTGATGTGTCAGACGGCACAACAATTGTTGAAACAGACACTGACTAATAGGAGTGGGGGGCTTCGGCCCCCCATTATCTAATGCCAACAGTAGCTAATTCAGACATTGATATTGCATCACGCGGCTTGATCCTTATTGGAGCAGAGCCGATTACTTCGTTTACAGCATCAAGCACTGAAGCAACTGTAGCCAACGCTATATATGAAGATGTGATTCGCACTTTAATGTGTTCAAGCCGCTGGCGGTTTAGCACAAAACAAGCTGAGTTAAATCTGCTTACAAATGCGCCTACTGGCAGATACGATGTTGCGCATCAATTGCCATCAGATTTGCTTATGCTTCATGCGGTAACAGTGAATGACGCAATTATTGAGTATAACATTTATTCTGATAAAGTGTTTAGCAACTCATCTCAGAATGACGCTTTGATTGCTGACTATACTTTTAGAGCATTGGAGCCTGATTTCCCATCATACTTTACACTTGCAGCTGAGTTTGCGCTGGGTGCATCGTTTGCATTATCAATAGCAAGAGATGAGCAGCTGTCAGCATTGCTTGAACGTAAAGGTGCGGAACTGCTTCAGCAAGCAAAGACACTAGACAGTCAGCAGCAAACAACACGCAAACTTGTTACATCGAGGTTTATTACTGAAAGGCGAAGTTAATGGCGAGGATCAGAGTACCGCTAAACAACTTTGTTTTTGGTGAGATCAATAGTTCATTGACTAGCCGAATTGATTCAGCTGTTTACAACCAAGCTGGTCAGTCTGTTAAGAATGTATTCATTCGAGCAGAAGGTGGGATTATCAACCGTCCCGGCAGCAAGCGTCTGTTCAACTTTACACATACATACGACAGCAGTCTTAAACAACAGATACGTCTTGAGCCATTTGTGTTTTCAAGCGATGAAAAGTATGTAGTAGCATTTAGTGCTGGGCAGATAGATGTCTTCCGCATTAATACAAATGGTACATATAATTCCAAAGTAGCTACATTAACACAAGATGTTGATAGCAATGCTTTGCCAATAGACAATACAAACCTTACTGAGTTTACATATGCGCAGCAGGGTGACTTTATGTTCATTGCGCATAATGACTTTATGCCACTAGAGCTTGTAAGAACTGGCCTTACTTCTTTTGAAGTTCGCGTGTTTGATTTTGATATATCAGCTGATGGAAATCGCACTCTTCAGCCTTATTATAACTTTCAAGGTTCTAGTGTAACAATTACTCCATCTCATACATCTGGTAATAGTCGCACCTTTACAACAAGTGCTGCATACTTTAATTCATCACATGTAGGCACAAGTTTAATAATACATGATACGCAAGTTGACATTACAGGGTTTACTGATTCACAAAATGTCACAGGAGATATACAAGGAACAATACAACAGCAACTAGATTTTGATTCTTTGAATACTACAGAAGGGTCAAATAAAGTGCATGTTGTAATGCCAGATCATGGTTTGTCTAAGGGTGATAGTATTACTATATCTGGTGCTGGTGCATTAGGTGGAATTAATAATAACAATATAAATGGCACAAGAACTATTTCATCTGTATTAAATCGTAATGAGTTTAAATATACAGCTGGTGGTACTGCGTCATCTACAGCAACAGGAGGTGGCAATCCTACTGTATCTAGTACAGCTGCTACTACTGATTGGTATGAGCAATCATATAGTGACCTTAGAGGCTATCCCGCTGCTATAACATTTCATGAAAACAGATTATGGTTTGGCGGCACACCGTCACAGCCCAATGGTATATGGGCATCAGCTTCTGGCGAGTTCTTTAACTTTGATGTTGGTGAGGGTGAAGATTTTGATGCCATTGATCTTGAGGTATCTGTAGGCGTCACTAACTTTATTAGACATCTTGTATCAAACAGGGACTTGCAAGTGTTCTGTAATCAGGGCGAGTTCTTTCTCCCGGCATTCCAAGATCAGCCTATTACTGCATCTATTGCAAAAGTATCTGAGCAGACACCATTTGGTTCTGGGTTTGTAAAGCCTCTGTCTCTTGATGGCGGCACGTTGTTTGTACAGGCAACTGGCACAGCTGTAAGAGAATATATATTTAGTGACACTGAAGGTGCGTATACCACAAACATGGTATCAATACTTTCATCACACCTTATATCAAATCCATTGCAGCTTACAGCTGTAAAGGGTGCGCTTGATAGGCCGGGTGCTTATGCATTCTTTGTAATGGATAACGGTGAGATTGCTGTGTTTTATAGCATCCGTGCTGAGAAACGTGCGGGGTGGATGCGTTGGACAACCGAAGGTAGATTTCATTCTGCATGTGCTGTTGATGAGCAACTCTTTACTGTATCGGTTAGGGATGACGGATCAGGTACAGATAAGCTATTCTTAGAGCAGCTTGACAAAGATTTAAATATGGACTTTAGCGATGATTTTACTGGCACTGCTGGTGTTTTCGATGTGTCTGCACATTTTTCTAACGGTGCTGTTGTAGATGTTGTTGACGGTACTGAGTACCTTGGCACATTTACTGTAGCTGGTGGTGAGGTAGATGTTAGTGCTGTGACGTTATCAACGTCTGCTGAGATAGGTTATAAGTTCATACCTGAGTTGCAGACAATGCCTATCGATGGTCAGGTTCCGGGTGGGCCTTTGACTGGCAGACCTCGCAAGATTAGCAATGTTATATTAGATTTAAAAGATACTCTTAGCATATCTGTTAATGGCACTAACATGATTATTCGCAATGTGACGTTTGATCCATCGCAGCCTAGAGATCCATTTACAGGTAAGAAAGAGTTTAGAGTGTTGGGTTATAGCAAAGACCCAACTGTTACAATCTCACAGATAGCACCACTTGATATGCAGTTAAATGGCATGGTGGTAGAGGTGGCGTTTTAATGGCTGATCCTTGGTTATTTGCTTTATTAGCTGCTGGCACAGCTATGGAAGTTACTGGTTATCAGCAAGCAGCTGATGCGGAGCGTGTACGGCAAGAAGAAAGAGCTAGGCAAGCTAGAGAAAATAAAGAGATGGTTGCTCTGCAAGCAGAGCTTCAAGCCACTTCAAGAGCAAGAGCATACAGGTCGTTTCTTAAAAACTCATCTGCTATTGCTGGCTTCAATAGACGCGGCGATGACCGTTCTTTAAAAGCAATTCAAAAAGCTGGTAGAAAAAAGACAGAGGCTGAGTTGTCAGCAATTCGTTTGCAAAGTTTGTTTACTAGAGGGCGATTAGAATCTCAGGCAAGGTTTGCGCAGCTTGAGGGGCAGTGGGCAGCTGATCAGGCTTTGATGCAGCAGATGAGTTCTGTTATTGGCAACGGTTACGAAGCTGCTAATATTTAAGGTAATTAATAATTATGGCAAAGATTGAAGTATTAAAAGGCTCTCAAACCACCATTGGCCCTATCGGCATTGTTGATATGGGCAGGGGTGGTGTTGCCGTAGGTCAAGCCATTGCTGATTCTGGTAAGCGTATCTTTGAAGCTGCTTATAAGTATGGATATGAGAAGGAAGCAAAAAAGGGCGAGGAAGAAGCTCGTCTTGCTGCTATCAGCGCAAGAGATCCAAATACAAATATGCTTGTGTTTCCAGATGCTCCTGATGGAATGTCTCGTGTTGCACAGGATCATTACGATAAGATTGCATATAAAAGATACTCGGACGCTTTAGAGCTTGACCTCAAATCAACAGCAATGGAAATAGCTTCTCGCCATGAAGCTGATCCAGAAGGTTTTCAAACTGAGTTTGGTGCTTATTTAGACAAAGCCAAAGCTGGGTCAGGAAAGTTTGCTGGGCTTGTTGAATCAGCTGGGGCTATTACATCAAAACAATTTGCAATGTCTTTGCAAGCGCAGTTTGTAGAAGAAGAAGATGAAAGGGCATATCAAAACGCAATAGCTGTTCATGGTCAGAGGCTTTCAGATATGGAAGCTATGTCAGCATCTGGTGCGCGTAATACAGCGATGGCTACAGGAACAGCATTGCTTGAATCTTTAGTTGGTATGAAGGGCGAATTTTCTAAAAAAATGCCCGATGCATACGAAACAACGCTTACTAACAAAACTAAAGTTGCAATTATGGGTGGGCAGCTGCAAGAAATGTCTTCTGCTTTGTCTGTATTAGTTGATGATGAAACAAAGTCTATTGCTTTGAACCAAATGGTTGTTGCTCTTAGAGAGGGCAGCATGAAATCCGTTCCTTCTCAAATGCAATCTTTGCTAAAACAAGTTGGCTTTGACGACAAATGGTTTGAGCAAAAATTGCAGTTAAGAACGCCTGACGGTAAAGTATATAAAACAATTAATCTTGCAGACGCTATTACGGATCAGCTCTCTAACAAAGTTTCTAAATTGCAAGGCACTGTATCAGAACTTATTGGTCAGCAGCGTGAATCTGAAAACATCTCTGCTATTGGCGGTAAGTTAGAAACAACTGGCAATATATCTGCTGGTGAATCTGGCAAGTTATTTGATGCTGCTGGCATTAAGTCATCTACTGATTTAATGAACATCCTTCCTACTTTATTTAATCCACCAGAAGATCCATCTATACGCGCTGCGTGGGATGATAGGTATGCAGCTGTAATGGATTCTCTTATTAGAAATAGAGGCCCATTGCCAACACAAGTTACAAATTTCTTTGAGCAAGTTGAATCTATGCCAGCAAGCCAGATTAATTTGGCTGCTGACCTGTATCAACAAGTAACACAGTTTCAAAGCCCACTTGGTTTTACAGAAACATCTAGCCGAGGGATTAATGACAACACTGTAGCAATGATGGAATCTGTTGTTGCTATTAGAGATTTGCTTGGCACTGACGCTATGCCAGAGATCTTTAATGAAATTAGAGAGGCTAAACGTCTTTCAAATGATGATGTGGTAAGCACACTGCGTGATCGTTTAGGTGAAGATGGCGGCACGAGATCAAGTTTAGTAAACGATTATGTTGGCAAAGGTGTTGGCAAGGGTAAGAGCGATGATGAAAGGAAGTTTTATCGCGGTGTTGCTGAATCTCTTTTGCTTGTAATGCCTAAAGAACGAGTTGACAGAATACTAGAAACAGCAGCTGATAAAGTTTTTAAAGAAAGCAATCTTATGCATGGCAGCCTTGGCAGAACTAGGTATGCCCCAGAAAGAGCATACCCAGATGATCTGACTATGGCTGATTTTATGTTTGCTGCTGATGCTAAACTGTCATTAGTAAATTCAGATTTAAAGTTAGGTGAGAATGCTTTCCTTATTCCTGATCGCCGCGAAAGCACTGCATTGCCTGTTTACTTTGTGGTTGATGAAGACAAGCGTATGATTGTTCACAATGGGAAACCTTTGCAGATTGGCAGTCAGTATGTTGTCCAAAAAAATGCTGAACGCTCAAACAAAACTAAAGCTGAAGTTAGAGCAGCTGCAAGGGCAAACCGTGAAGCTATAATAAATAGACAGAAAATGGTTGATGAAGTTCTTGGCGGCGGCACAAAAGCTATTAACCTCAAGATGCAAATGGGTGGATAGCAATGCTTGACATTGGACGCAGAGATCTTTTTGTATCTATCCCAGCTGCTATTAGTGAAGACACTCCTGTAAGCTGGTGGGAAGGTTACAAAGCAAACGTAGCTTATAACAACATGCCATTGATAGAGCATGTTGAAGAACAGTTTCGTTTTGCTGATCAAAAGATTGATCCTGACTTTGATGTTGTCTCTCATATACCTGACGAGCTTCTTCCTTATTATGATGATTTAATCAAAGCAAAGAATGCAGAGCATTACGACTTTCTTCAAGAACGTGCATTTGATGCAATCGAGCGTAGGCGTGTAGCAGGGGAAGCTGGCATTACAGCGCAGCTAGCTGGTGGCATAACCGATCCACTAGCACTTGCTTCGTTGATACCGGGGTTGCAGTTTATTAAAGTTGGTCAGACCTTCGGTCAGGCGGTGTTAAGGGGTGCTGGCGCGGGTCTGGCCTTTGGTTTAGCGTCTGAAGCTAGACGCGCACCCTTTGCTGTAGCAGACGAGCCATATGAAGCTGCTAGCAATATTGTTATGTCAACAGCATTGTCAGCTGGCTTTGGTGGTTTGATGCGCGGTGCGCCATATGTAAAGCCATTCTTTCAGAGTGGTGCTTCAAAGTTAGGTAGAATTTATCGTAATGAAAAGATTAAGCATGTCTATGGTGATGATGCCGTTAATCTTGATGATGGATACAAATCTGCCCCAGAAGGTGTTGGTGACTTTGATGTTGACCAAATGAGTTGGATTAATAATCCAAACCATAAAAAACTTGGTGATAAAAATTTTCCAGATGAGGCAAAGTCATACATTGTTGATCTTGCATATAACGCATCTTTACCTTTAAGTGGTGCTAAAAAAGGTCTTGGTCGTCAATCTGTGGCACAAGATGCAGCTACATACATTGGCATGTTTCATGGCATTGATGAAGCGTTTAGGAATCTTCACTCTCAGCAAGTTCGCGGTATAGCAAAAGCTGCAAGAGTTGGTGGCATTTATAATCCATTTAATGACTTTGATGATTGGGCTGCTGATACTATTCGCAGACATATTCTTTTAAATTCACAAGACCCACGTCTTCAAAGATTGGGTAAAGAGGGTATAACTGACGAACAGAAAGAAGCTGGTGTTATTCTTTCCAGTCTGTTTAAAAACTTTTCTGATGAAATTAATTTCTCTGGTTTGTCAAAGAACAATGATCGATTACGCAAGACCATAAAGTTGAACCAAGATAAGTTAGATAAGGCAACAAAAAAGCTCGCTGATCTTGAAGATAGCATTAAGCGTGGCGGCGGGGCTACAGAGAAACAAGCTGAGTTTCGTGACTATTTGGACGGTAGACAGGCAGAACTTAAAGCAAACATTGAAATGCTTGAGGGGCAGATTGATTCACCTCTTCGTTCTAATTTTGTATTCCCAATGTTTTATGACAAGGATAAATTAATGCAGCCGGAAGCCCGCGCTGCATTAACACAAATACTTGCTGATGATTATAAGATGCAACGCCTAGCTAATGGTGAAGACCCAGCTGGTGCGTTTGCCGATGCTGAACGCACACTAACTCGTATCATGCAAGAAGATGCTGAAGATATGGAAAACATCTTGCGTAGTGCAGATGTTCAAGGTAGGGCAAAACATTTAAAGAGACGCAAAACAAACATAGACCCAGCAAAGGTAGTTGATTACATCGTCCCTAATATGGACAGTCTTTATACATACATAGACCGTATGGGTCGTCAGATTTCTTTTGCTAATAAGTTTGGTGGCAGAAACATTGATGAGGTTTTGTCTGATTACGAAGACGTACTAAGGAATGCTGGTAAATCAAGCAAAGAGATTATTAGAGCTAAAGCAGACTTTTATGCTGACTATGAGCGTGTAATGGGTACATTGCAACGTAGTGCTGATCGTTGGGATTGGCAAGCCGCAAAAGCTGCAAAGGCTTGGGCTGGTTGGGCGTTTCTTCCTTTTGCCGGTGTATCTGCTTTGACTGATCCCGGTTCTATTGTTATGGCTCATGGTATGAGAGAAGTGTTTCGCGCAGCTGCTGCGGCTAGTGACACAGCATTTACTGGTAAAGTTATTAGAGAAGCGCAGCTTGCTGGTGAATTGTTAGAGATGACAAAGAATGTTCACGCAAGAGAGCTTCTTAATGACACTGTTAAAAGAGTTAAGCCTAACCTTAATGAACGTGTTATTCAGCGTGGCAATCAGTTTATGTATACTGCCAACGGCCTTGCTCCAATTACATTTGCTGGCAAAACATTAGATCAGATTATCACAAACAATAAATTTATTAAGCTGTCACGCAAATGGGCTGAAGGTAAAATATCCTTGTTTGATCGTGAGTATCTTGCACGATACGGCATTGATG